GCAACCACCAGGAATCCTGATGGCATCATGGAGGTACTTAAACCTCCTGGTCTCTCAAAAGAGACCCTATCTCCTAAAAGGAGAAATCGGCGTAAGCATCGTAGGACTTTGTCCCCCGATGCTGCGCCAAGCCTGCCTACTGGTACTAATAAACCGGTAGGAGGTAAACCTGAATTGGTATTGAGATTCGGGACTCCGGCAATGCCACTAATTAGTGGGTATTACCGGTCACATGAAGGGTTATCCCTTCATGCCCGTCTCAAACCATTATTCAATTACCCCATTGAAGTGCTTGCACTTTGTGCTAAGTTTACTTTTCATGGGGCGGATATTCAGGGCAGTGGCAAGGCGGTGATAAATGTATCACCTCCTCAGCGCTACCCCGGGTTGTCCAACCATGAATTCTATGCCCTTTGGGCAGAAGATTGCATTCGGGCATATGCCCGGATGCCTGATTCTAAAGGTCGTCGCCGGTATCAAAGAAACCGGGACGTCTTAGAATTCATGAGGGCAACTTGGGACGCACTTCTTATTGGTTACCAACAAGAACGTGCGTGGTATTTAGCCCGTTGGAATTCCTATACTCCTCTCAATTCTCCGCGTTTGCAGGGGATCGACAGGTTTAGGAACCAACTGGTTTACCATCCCTTAGAAGCGGCTAAGAGGCTCAAGGCAATTGCCCAGGCCAATAGAGCTTGGTACTTTGGAGCACCAAAGCCTCAAACCCGCATCTTAGGTTTTAAGGAGTGTAGGGTAGCCATGCTAAGTAGTTACATAGCACGGTCCTTACCTCCTGCTCCCCCAGATAGTTCAGGATTGGAGGGACTGAATGAACGTTTAACGTCTCAGCCCGCTCCAGAACCTGACTACTGGAGGTCATTTTTGTCAAGGTATGTAGCCCGATGGGCGCCTCTTAGGCGACCAGAGGAGCTGTACACCATGCCCTCTTCTAATGCAGCCATTGGCTACCCTAGAAATACAGGAGGGCACGTGACCGCAGTCCAGCACTTAGTGCTGCTCGGCTACTCCTTGGCAAAGATCCGTGCTCGAGAGCGTGCTTTTCACCCTGTAAAACAGGATGATCAGCCCGACTACCTGGAATTGCTTTCTCAGTCCCTCTCATATGAGGGGGCCGGTAGGCTCTTCCAGGGCTCGTGGTCTGACTTAGAGAAGACGCTCCCGTTCACAGGGGAGTTCCTCCAAGGGTACCTTCGCGAAGCGGTGTTTTGGGTAATGGATCGAATCGATCTAGTACCCATCCTCCCCATCGCGGCGGAAGAAAAGGGCCTAAAAACAAGGTTTCCAACATGCAGTTTAACTGCATGTAACCTGGTCCAACAAATCCTGCGGAGAGTCGCTGATCATGTAATGATCAACGATCCGAGGTTTGCAGAGGCACTTGGCGGCCAAAACGGGATAGATTTGCGCGGTGAGACAGGCCCCTGGGAATCCCAGGACTGCACAGCCGCCACGGATCTTCATCCCGAATGGCTGACCTCTGGCTTTTACGAGGAACTAACGAATCGTTATCCCTCGTTGGCCCCCTATAAACGTTTCTTTAAGAAACTGTTTGGGCCAAAGAAGATTTTGCCGAGCAATTGCTCGCAAATCGACCTTAAGCCAGTTGGGTTATTCAAGAATTACCCTACTGCACCACTCTTACCAACCAGGGATAACCCTGCTTGGGAGGGTGTGGGGCCTCACCGAAAGGAGAGAGATCATGTAGATCGAATCTTTTCCATTTGGAATGATTGGATCAATGACCTTAATTCTTTGCCAGGCGTGGTAACAACTACGGGTCAGATGATGGGAGATCCCACATCTTTTCCCCCCCTAATGCTTGTTTCTCTGTGTTCCGCAGAGCAAACATTAGCAGCTTTCCCTTACACTCCAAAGGAGTCTAAGAGGAGACATAGGGCGTTAACACGCTTGGATGTAGTGATGAAGGGGGTAGGCGACGATGCCGTTCTACCCCGATGGCACCAGAAGAGGAGGGAGCGCTATCACCTGCATTTACAGGAGTTAGCGGCCATATTGAGCCTGCCAAAGTGTTTTTGGCATCCCACAAGGGGGCTTATAGCGGAAATTCCGCTACAAGCCGGCTTCCCCTTCCCATTCTGGGCAACATCAGTTCTGGTAGCACCACCAGGCGGCTCTAAAGGCCATGTCACATGGGCATCTCAGCCCACCTCCTTTGGAGGTGACGTGACAAGACCTTCTCGACGAGTTCCCAAATTCTTTTGGAAATTATCCCCGTATTATTATACGTGGAGGCTCGCAGAGCGCCTAGGGCTACCATTGGGGGCAGATGAAGCATATGGCGGAATAGGTTTACCTATAGGGCCAAAGGCGTCATCGCTCCATCATGCACAGTGGCTGTCCTACCTATCCCAACGTTCAATTGAACAGTTGGTTACGGGTTTAGGACTATCCCCAGTAGGGAACGCGGGTCGAGGATACCTCGAACCCGTCGCCACTCAGTGGGTAAAGCAAGTGTTGAGGGAATCCTCCCAATGGGAAGATTCCGGACTCCACTTACTAGACATTTGTGCATTGTCCGACGAGGCGGAGAAGCGTGTGTCATTGACAGACGCTTATCGTACCTCAGTAGGGCGTCTCCGATCGGTGGAGTTCTATTTTAGAGCTCCCCTGGAATTCCTGCATGCCCCCTCAGTGAGGATGGCTGCGGATAAGTTCTCCAGGAAGGTTGGTTCCGATAGCCGTCTTATTAAGACTCGAGGCTATGGTGCAACCATTGCCGATGTCACGAGAAAGACAAGTCTTTTCTTCGTGACGTCCGGAGGTCTATTGCCCGATCCCTGGGCTAAGCCTCCAAGCACATATGGCTTGGAACGCTCGGGTGTAGTCAGGATGCGGTGGAAGGCACCCTGGCTACAGGGGATCGGTTAGACAATACAGACCCAGGCAAGTCTGAAAACTGCTAGTAGGTCTCCACGGAAGGGTCCGGGAGGTACTGGCTGAATCCAAACCGCAAATCGGGTTCAGTGCCACCTGCGCGTCTAT